TCATTTCCGAGCCAATCATACCAAGAGGTGCCGTTCGTGACGTGCTGGCCTCCGGTAGCATAAAAGAATCGCCCTCCACCTGGAGCCACCGGGTTGAAGAGGTCCAGGCTCCCGCAACCGAAGCGCAGGAAGATGCCGGTGGACACTTCCACCTCGGCATACAGCGTCTTAGCGTCCGGGGCGAAAAAGTGATACGCTGGGAATGGGCCGAAGTTGATAACCAGTGGGAACCACGCGTGGGCCTGATCCAGCGAGGCGCCAGACTGGCGTTGCGGGTAGCCCGGCTGCCGGTCCCAAGCGTTGCCACCTAGGTAGCCGTCCGATCCATTGATAGCCAACCCAGTCTTGCCTGCTTGGGCAGAGCCATTGACTAGGGCGCTCTCATTGTTCCACGCTCGGAAGTTGAAGTAGGCAGAGCTCTTCTGGATGCAGAGCTCGCGCCCGGACCCGACGGTGGCCCAGCGGTTGACGGACCAGCCCTGCGCAATCGCGAAGAGCCGAAACTTATCTAGCAGGTCGTTAATATCCGTCGAAGTTCCGGTCTGGTAGGCCATGGTCTATCCCCTTAGTCAAGCGACATCGCCCAGAACTCGTGGACGGTGCTGCGATAGGCGTTCTGGAAGATCACGTGGGTCTTCCCGTTGTAGGTGGTGGTGTTCTCGGCGCTGTTCTGGTAACCACTGATGGCGTAGACCCCCTCCAGCTCGCCGAAAACCATCCACGAGGGGTTGCGCTGGAGTAGCACACATGGCTGCATAATGTAGCCCCCACCAAGGCACTCCCGGTACGGGCGCCGTCCGGAGGTCCACTTCTCGTTCTCGCAGTGAGGCCAGATGGAGCGGTTACCGCCTGACACCGCGAAGGGAAGCGAGTACTGGAATGAATAACCTTGGATACCGTCAATGGCTGAACCGTTGCGATTCGGCCGGTTGGCGAAATGCCTCCAGTCCCCACCCGGATCGCGAACATACATCGTCGCCCAGACGCTCTCCGACTCCGAACCGGAGTTCGCCCCCGGCCCGGGGAACACACCGTGCTCATAAGAGGCGAAGGAGTAGCGCCAGTTGGCCGAGCGGTTGCTTTCATTCGGGACTAGAGACCCACCCACGGCGAGCGGATAAGGGTACTGCCCCGGCGTTGCGTAAGGAAGGATGAAGCCAAGGTAGCCCCCCTCATAGTTGGTGGACACCTTGACCCCGAAGCGAAAGGACCGGCCAGAGGCGCTAAACCAGTAGGGCATCGCGGCATCCCAGCAGGGTACCATCGGGATAGCCTTAGTGAAGGTTGCACCATACCCCGGGATCGCCCCCGGCTGGAGAAACCACGATTGGACGTTGGGGTCATACCCGGTGTAGCCATTCAGAAACAAGTTATACCAGCCGGCGGCTGCGTCGTACTCAGCTCGGATGCCAGTGTAGATCGCCTCCGTTCCAGAGTTCCCGGGGGCCTTGAGTATCGCCTCACTACCAAAGTGGTTGGCGACCGTCTCATCGGCCTGGAGTAGGAGGAGCTCCGTCCAAGCGATATTACCTGTGGTGGTACTACTCTGCGTCTTGTCCCAAAGAATGCGCCAATACTCGTGAGCTCCTGGAGTCCCCGGCACGGAAAAGTCCCGTGTCTCCCCGAGGACAAAGACGGCGGTGTCGGTCACAGTGAGGGCTGTGGTCCAGGAGCTATTATCGTCCGAGTATTGAAGACGGAAAGACTTCGGGGCCGCATTCACATAGGAGGTACCAACGGCCGCCTTAATCCGGACAGTCTTCACTTCTCGGGCTTGTCGAAGGCGCCAGGTGTTGTGGCTGACTCCAGCGGACCAGTTATTTGCGTAGAACTGGCTCTCCCAGCCAGTGGCCATCGGGTTGTTGGTGTTGATACTCCGTGGATCGTAGCGGAAGGTGTGCCGCATGTAGCGGGAGTTGGCCCCGCTCGATGGCTCATTGAGGTTCGAGGTATGGGAAAGCAGATTATCCCGGCGAAGCCGGAGAACCTCCCAGTCTTGATTCGCAGCCACGAGGGTAGCGTTGGTCGTCAGGAAGGAGATGATCTTCCCGAACAAATCCTCGAGGTTCGAGGCGGTTCCGACTTCGTTTGCCATGGTTACTCCTTAAAAGCCCAGCGCGCGTTGATTGCGCTGCACCACGTTCATGATCAACTGTTCGCCTTCGTCGGTGCCGAGGTAATCGCCAACGATTGCCGGATCCAGCACGTTGATGATCTTCGGGGTGACCACAGTTGGCTGAGCCGCTGCCTGTTCCCCTTGACCCTGTGCTGCCGTACCCTTGCGAACCTGTGTAGGCGTGCTGACCTGTACCTGCTCACCGGGCGTTGCCCTAAATGCTACCATTTGTGAGTCAGCTCCACCAGTACCGCCGACGGTGAAGTTACCGCCAGTCATAAAGCCCTGAGTCTGCTGCGAGCGGATCGCTGCCACCTGCGCCATACCCTGTGCCACCACGACAGCAGCCATCGCAGCCCCGTAGATACCGCCCTGGGCCAGTGCCTTGGTTGCGCCCTCGTAGGTGTTCATGATTGCCTGGGTGATTGCCGCAGCCTTACCGATAGCCGCCAGCTCCTTGATGTTGGAGCTCTGCAGGCTGGCAAGCCCGGAGAAGAAGTTCCGCATGTTCTGCGTCTTCAGCTCGTTCTCGCGCTGCGCCAGCTGGACCTTGGCGTTCGAGTAGTCCTGCTCGCTGATCAGATCGTTCTGCCGCAGCATGTCGAGCTGGGCATAGTACGTCTGGATCAACTCCAGCTGAGCCTGCATCTGACCTTGCATCCCAGCGGTGTCGATGCCCATGCCGCCCAGCATGCCCATCACCTGCCCTTGTGCGTCGCCCGCAGTGAATCCGCTGCTCGGGTTGGCCAGCAGGTTGTTCATCGCCTCGATCTGCGTGTTGAACGCGCGGCGCTGCTCGACGCTGTTCGCAAGCATCTGATCCTGAGCTGCCACCAGTTCGTTCTGGCGTTGCAGCATCTCGATCTTACTGCGGAGCGCAGCGGTTTCCTCTTGCGTCAGCGTGATACCCTGTGCGCGCAGATCCTTCTCGATCCTCATGTATTCGGACTCAACCTGCCGCGCACGCGAAGACATACCAAGCAGACGGATCTGCTCGTCCATCTCGCGATTCACCTTGCCTAGCGGATCGATGATGTCCTGATAGTGGAACTTGAGGAGCTCGAGGTAACGCGCCTGATCCTGTGTGGTTATCAAACCCTTGGCGACCGCCTTGTTGAGCGTCTCCTCAGCCTTTGCCATCTCCAGCTTCGCACCTTCAACCGGGGCAATGGTGTTCAACAGGCTGCGCAGTTCGTTCTTGAGCTTTTCCAGCTCTTTACGCTGCTTCTCCAGTTCCTTGTTATCTGCTCCAGGAGCCTGGAAGGTGCCCATCGCTCTATTCAGATCTACGCCAGTCTGGTTGCCCAGAGCTGCGGCGCGTTGCTTGCCGATTTCTTGCGCACGGCTGAAGACGCCATCAACCCACTTCTCCATGAACCCGCCTTGCATCTGGAAGCCGTCGTCAATGGACTGTGCAATGTTCTGGCCGTAGGTCTCGAAGAACTTCGTATCGACTTGCTTCCGATCGAACTTGACGGTTTCAAGCAGATCCATGCCGACGGCGTTGCGCATCTTATTCACACCGTTGATCACGGTATTCACAAGGTTCTCGACGACACCGACGACAGCGTTATAGGTGCGGTTGAACATCTCTTTGATCGCATCGGGCACACCAGCGAACGCCCTGACCACAGCAATGCCCAGTCCGGTCAGCAGCCCAGCGATCGCGTCAATGGTGCGCGCGATACCCTTTGCCACACCCGCAAAGCCCGAACCGACACCATCGTAGAAGCTGGTATATTGGGCAAGCCAGTTTTTCGTTTCCTGGTCGGTTGCCTGTGTGATCGACTGATACACGTCCGCAACGATGTCACCCAGCCCCGTGAATGCGCTGGCAGCCAACTCCTTGAGGTCACTGAATACGACTGCAATGTCCTCGCCTACAGCGCGGAACACATCCCCCAGCGTAGTGACATCGTCCAGGCCTACGTTGATTTCGTCCCGCATAAGCGTGAGGTAAGTCACGACAGCGGTGAGCGCGATTACAACAGCCCCCAGCGGATTCGCGGCAAGCACGGCCCACAGCGCCCGCACAGCGTTCGTTACAGCAGTGATCGCCGTAGGGGTAAAGGCAACAGCGATCGCGGCCCCTACCGACAGCGCTGCCGCTGCTACGGTGTCCATGTTGTCAGCGATCCACTTCATCGCCTGGCCGAGCGAGTTGCTGATGCCCAGCGCGGAATCGGTCTGGCCAATCCAGCGCATGAAGGCGTTACTGATCAGCGTGAAGCCTTGCGAGATGGTGAAGGACGCCTTGCCGAACTTCTCATCAATCTCTTCGGAACCCGCAAGCATAGCGTCGAAGAACGCCTTGGAGGTAAGCTGTCCGTCCAACATCATCTTCCGGAGCTTGCCGATGCTACCTTCCGCGCCGTCAATGTGGTTCGCGACGACTTGCAGGATCGCGGGCGCACCTTCCAGGATGGAGTTGAACTCCTCCGCCCGGACGATACCGCTACCCAGCGCCTGGCCCATTTGCATCAGTGCGCCCTGCGCCTGCTGTGCGCTGGTGCTGCTGGCCGCAAGGGTCTTGCCCACGTTCTCCGTGAATTTGATCAGCTGGGCCTGGGACGCGCCAAGCTCCTTACCAGATCGCGCGGTGCGACTGTAGAGCTCGACGATATCCGTGAAGCCCTGGCGGGTGTTCTGCGCTGTCTTGTAGAGCTGCTCCTGCACGGCAGCAGCTTCTGCGATGTCCTTGGTCGCGATGCGGATCTGCCCGGACGCGCTTGCCCATGCGTCAGCATACTTGCGGATCTGATCAACTGCGATAAAAGCAGCCAGCGCGCCGAGGGCGCGCTTGAGGATATCAACACCGCTTGCAGCTTTCTCAGCGGTGTTCCCTACGTCCTCCAGGTTCCGCTTAACGACCCGAGAACCGTCTTCTCGGATTCGGATGTCAATAGTTTCGGTCGCCATTACAGCTCCTCTTTCAAAGCGTTCTGCAACAGGCTTCCGGCGCCCTGCGCAGCAGCGACCCCGACTAAGACTGCCTTCTCAACAAAGCCCGACGGGGCTTGTGCTGACCAGCCGTCATTCAGCCGTCCGATATATGGAAGGTTGTTCGTGATATGGATTGAGGAACCGCCCTTGTACTTAGCGATCTCCGTCTGACCTTCTGCGATCGCAGCTTGACCAGTTTGATCGAGTGCGTCGCGCGTCCCACTAGCAGGCCCACCGAGATTGACCTGCCAGTTAGAACGCGCGCGACCCGTATCTACAGGGGTGGCGATGACCACAGCGCTATCAACAGCGAGCGCGACCTTCCGCGTCATGGCATCAGCGTTCTTTTCGATACGCTTACCCATCACACGAATCCGTCCCGCGAACTGTCTCAAGTCGGCCATCTATTTGCCAGCTCCTGTTTGTTGCGTGGCGCTCTTCAACTTCTTCGCTTTGAAGTCGAGATAGACCTTGTCGAGTGCCTGTATGTGGTAGAACAGATCCTCGCGTTGCTCTCCCTCGATTTCGTTTGCGTCTGCCCACTCTTTTATGGCGAGCCAGCTGATTGGGCCTTCGGTGTTATAGCCAGTTCCGCGACATGTGGTCAAGTCAAGGAAGGCCATATGATACATCTCCAGTCCTAGCAGCAGTTCAGGGGCATTGGCAATCTTCTCCGGTAGCGGTAAGCGTTGTTGAACGCACTGTTGAATGATGAACTTTTCCGTGGGGCCCTGCTCCAGGTAGTAGAGCAGGACGTCCGTTAGTTTTTTGCGTCAGCCTCCCGCACCTCCGCGCGGAAGAGTGCAGCACGCTGGCTCTGCTCCTGGATGTCGCGGAACAGGTCCGGCAGGTCGTCGAACAGCTTGATGCAGTTCTCGACCGAGAATTCCATCGCGTTGCCGTTCTCGTCCTCGACGTTCTCCCAGCCGAGCACGACGGTCTCGGCATACACTTCTTTGACGATGCGCTCCACCAGCGCGGATTCCATCGTCTCGTTCTGGATCTGGCGGCGGTAGGGCTTCACGCGCGCTTCCATCCGTTTGGCGTAGGCGTTGTTCGAACCGCCCGCACGCGCCACGCGAATGCAGATCGGCTTGCCCTTGCTGTTTTCACCGTACTCGAGCAGGATGCCGTCCTTCTCGAGGGTGTTGTCGGTCTTGAATTGTTTGTAGAGACTCATTAGATCACCTCATTGTGCAGTTTCAGGGCGCGGGCACCATTGCTCGCGCCCCTGTAGCTTACACGCCGCCAGCCACGTCAGGCAAGTAGGAGAAGCTCTGGAAGAGCAGGGTGTGGCCGAATTTGGATTCAGCCGCGTTGTTTTCCAGGGGCAGAGTGATTGCCTGGTCTTGCTCCACCGCCAGACGACCATCACCCAGCGACAGCAGGGGGATATCCCACAGCAGCGCGAGGTTCTTCTTCAGCATGACGATATCGACAGTCACGTCGCTGTTATTGCGCACAGCTTGCACAGCGGTGACATCCGCGAAGTAGGCCGTCGTACTGCCGCCCACCTCGAAGGTGCCCGCGCTGGTGTCGAATGCGCCCAGCACGCCGATCGCCTTGTTCGGGCTCACGTTGTTATTCACCGACAGCGACATTTCGGTCGCGAAGGCGAACAGCGGAGTCGGAGCGGCGTCAGTGCTGCTGGCCAGCGCCAACTTGATACGGCTGAAGTCGCTGGAGGTGTTGAACGCAGAACCGGGAACCAGCGTCGGGCGGGTGCCGGACTTGACGCCCTCGGTGCCGGTGCGCTGTTCGTTATCCACCGCCACGAACGTCATGTCCATGGTGACCTTGTCAGCCTGCGCGATGTTGAGCGTCAGCTCGTTCGGTACAGCGCCCACGAGGTATTCGGACATCGTGCCGTTGGCGTCAGCGCCCAGCGTGCGTTCCACCTGATAGGTACGACGCTTGATCAGCGTGGGATCGCTTTCGTTCTTCAGCACCGAACCGAAGAAGATGCGGATGGTCTTACCCGTACCGACTTCCGCTTGCGGGGTCCAGGACACTTTGTCGAACTCGAGGTACGTCGCGTTGATCACGCTCACCCGCGCGAATCCGCGGTTGTTCGTGAATTGCGTGCCGACCGCATCGCCGCCCAGGAACACCCATTCACCAGCGATGAGGCCCAGCGTGGTGAAATCGAGCGTACCGCTTGCACGGTTGAGGCGCACCAGCGAACCATTCATGGTGATATCGACGGTCGCGCTTGCGAACTGGTAGCCCACAGTCTCGAGCTTGGCAGCAGCAGGCGGGGACGCTTCGTCGGAGATCACCTCGTTGATGACCACAGCGGTCGCGGTGCTCGCGCTGGCGACGCTCTTCAGGCCGTTGTTGGCAGTAACTCCGAAGCCTGACGCCATGATCAGCTGGTTGGCCAGGAAGCCCGTCAGCCCCGCTGCGGCAGCGTAGGTCTTGGACGCGCCGGTGACACCAGTGATCGGCGTTGCAGCCGTGTTCATGGGTGCAGTAGTTTTCTTCTCACGGATGTCCGCGAAGAAGAAGCCTTGCAGCAGGCGGGTCGTGTTGTTGAAGGTCAGATCCTGGTTAAAACCGCCGGAGGCGTCCAGGTCAGTCGTCACGCCCTTCTTACGCTGGCGCGACGGGTTGATGGGGTTGCGGGCCACGGTAGCGATCTGGCCCCCGAAGTCCGCATAGGAGTTCGGTTCCAGAGGATACCAGACCGGAGAACCGGGAAGGGTTTTGAGAGAAGCCTCTTCGGCGAACCGGAGGCCGGTTACGTTCGAATCGATCTTGTTTGCCATGTGATCACCTCACGTCGTCATAAGAGAAGGTTGCCAGGACGTTCAATTGCTCAAACGCCCCACTCGTCCCAGCTTCATTCATCCGCACGTCTCGGAACCAGACATTCGGATGTCGGGCGGCCTGGAAAGCATCCACCACGAGCTGGGCTGCATCGTATCCGGCCTTGGAGCCATCTCCCACGGGGGCGAACACTTGGATATAGACTGTTCCAGTGCGCGACCAGCGCTTCGCACCTTGATCGTCGGATAACGATGTCTGACGGCCAGTTGCGTGCCGGATTGTAGCACGAGCCCACACCGTCTCGCTAGTGGGAGCACTGCCGGGCACATCAGTCCAAGCGGCAGGGAACCCCGTCGGATCCCATGCCGCCTTGAAAAACCCGAGGATGATATCGCGCGCTTCATCAAATGTCATCGCTTCACCCCGAATACATACAGGACGACCAGCGGGCCGGGCCTGAGTGCTTGCGCCCAATCAATGTTCCATCGAACACCGTCGTCAAGAATTGCGTGAAAGTCTTCCAGCGACACGTCCGTCGGCGCAACGAGTGCGACCTGCTCCACACGGTCCAGGAGCTCTTCCTTGACAATATCGCGCCCTAAGCCCGAACCCGACGCAGGCACGAACACAGCAGGCAGGGTCTTTTGCACCGCCACGGTAGGCGCGCCAGGGCCTTTCCAAGGCTTGGAAGGATCAGACGATGTTGCGTCCAGTTTCTGGAGCTTGACAGAGCGACCGTTCTCTGCGATCAGTTCCTGTGCAAGCTGGACGAATTCATTGTAATCGGTAGCCATCTGATCACCTGATAACCTGGCTTGCCGAATAAACCAGCCCTCGCAACAGCATGTCCGCCGCAGGGTACGGGCGGAACAGCATCGGGGCGGCGCCTAGGCCGGTCTGAGGCACAGCGAATTCAGTTTCGATCGGCCCGACCTTCTTTTTCGTTGCGACAACAGTGAGCCCGCTTGCATCGACCTTGAGATCTGGTGCCAGTTCAGCGCTCAGTGCCCGCAAAGCGTATTCACAGCAGGCGCGGCGCAGCTTCACAGGAATATCCGTGTCAGCGAAGTCGGCTGCACCAGTGCGGGGCCATGCCAGCGCCTGTGTGGTCGTCTTCTTGCTACCGATGAAACGCTGTCCGAAGCGCCCCTCGATGTAATCTGTAGCCTTGATCAGTGCGGCCTGCTTCACCGCATCCGCGCCCGTCCATCCTGTCATTCCGCGGTCAGCAAAGTACCCATCAGCTTCCGCGATAGTGACGTACGAAGTGGCGTCTGCTTTTGCAGTACCGTCTTCGACAACGAACGCCATTATGCACCTCCGATCTTAGCGAAGCGACCCAGGCCGGTATCGAGCAGCACTTCGAAGCCAGCTGCCGGAGTGACCACAGCAGCGC